TCTAACTGTGCAGTACCCAAGAAGTGAATCCAGTTCTTGCCAGTAAGCATTCCTTCATCACGCATTGTCATTAGACGCTTGAGTGTAATATCCATCTTGCACATATTAGCACCACCAAATGCCCATCCTTCTGCTTCCTTACCAGCATACTTGCCTTTAGGATCGCTAAACTCTACAACACCACGATACCATTTTTCCGCAGTATCCCAGTCACCACCTTGTAATACGTTAAGCCATTTAGTTTGTCCTAGACGATTCTGCAAGAAATAGTCGTTGTTAAAGCGAGTCTTGTCTAGGCAGTCTTCAAATGTTTTTAATCCAGTCTTTGGACTATGGATGTGATCGCAAGCCCAAGTAGGAACGTCAAGCATCATTGACCAGTCTGCTGTAAGTTCGAGCCATTCTAGAATCTTTTGACGAGTCTTAGTAGCTTCGGGTCCTTCAAAGTTCAACCAATCAAACTTAAGAACACCTTTACCAATCTGATATCCACCGGAATCACCTAAGATCATTGTGTTAGGACGATCGCGATCTTGTATCATTGACTCCTGAGTCATTGATTTTTCAAGATCCAGTTGTGCGTGACCAGCGGAATACAGAGCATACTTGTAGGTAAAGTATCCTTGATCAGCATTTAGAAAGTTCATACCTTCGATGCCACGATCAAATCCCGCAGGAATTCGATCAGTGGGTACAAATTCTTCTAGTCGTTGTTTGGCAACGTAGGTACTGTAAAAAGAACTAATTGCTGGCAAATATACCGCATAGTCTTTTTGTAGTGGAGTTAAATTGACCGGTTGTTTCATATTAAGCCGCTTGTGCAGGAATGATATATTTGTAAGTAGCAAGTCCGCTGTCTAGAGTGATCTGAATAGCACCTTCATTTGACAAGCTCATCTTTGTGTTGTTAACATCTGCAATTTTAAGAATGCTCAAGATTGGATTTACTGGCCAAGTCCAACCGCGATCAAGTTTACCTGTAACGTTCTGTGCAAAAAGAAATTCGCCACCGTGTGTGCTAGCATCACCAAAGATAAACTTGAGATTACCGCCATCTGTTTTAGCTAAGAACGTTGGGTGCTCGTTGTTAGCACCTGCTTGAAAGTTGAAACGCTGTACAGCACTAACTGTTGGCTCAATCTCTACATCCCACTTGACGCCACGGAACTTGACAGTCTTCATCTTTTCGTTGATGATTTCTGTGTTCATGAAACGATAGTCGTTCTTGAAGTCACCATCTTTGTTTTCAAAGTGTAAGCCTGTTGGAACAGTCTCGCCATTGCGCTCTGCTGTAGTAATAGAAATCTTAGCATTTTCCTTATACTCAGCGCCATCTAACAAATATTTTAATTTGTTTAGTTGCGGCATACCAAACACACCAATCATGTCTGGATAAGGAGCAGCAGTTTCTGCTTCCATAATAACTGAACGGTCATCAGCCATTGAGTTAACTGTTGTACCTTTTTCTGTGCCTGTGACTTTAACTGTGGTCAAGAAGCCTAGGTTTTGTGTGTGTGACACGATGTCTTGTAAAATATCTTTCATTGAAAGTTCTCCTGTATATTAAGATTATATTTAGATCTAGAGTAAAAAGCAACCGCAATTTACTCAAAGTCAAACAATTTTGCGAATGTATTATCACTGCGAGTTGAACTGATGTCCCATTCCAAGACACCAATCAAGTTTTCTAACTTTTCATCGATAACTGCGTTTTCCATTTCAGCATCGTTGAAAGGCAAGTCCTTAAACCACTGAGGTAATCTCAGTTCATCTACAGGGTATGCTACTGATGTATACCCCATTGGATTATCTTTGACCTTACAGACGATTACTTTGGCACCGTCTGTAATCGCCATAGAATATTTGTCGTCCATCATACGTTTTAGTGTATTCCAGTTAAGACTTGCTCGAACATGACCAGGCATGTTAGTCTTACCTGCTTTCTTTTCTTTATCTCGATATTCACTAATGTTGTTGGCTCTCTTAGGAGAACCTTTTTCCCAGCCCGGTCTAGTTTTAAACTCAGTTCGGAAGTCAGTAATGTATTCTAATACTTCTTCTTTTTCAGCACCGTTTAGCACTCGAGTTAACACTTCGCTTAAGAAATCTTGGATCACTACAGGAGTATCTGAACGTTTTAGGTCAAGTCCCATAGCTTTGATTTTGCCAGGAGAGCCATTGGTATCTGCTCTTTTGCCTTCTTTGTCGTAGTAGAGTACTGCGTATCGCTTCTTGGTAATGAATAGTCCTTTGGAAGCAACAATCTCGCGACCTGCTTTGATGACCTCTCCTCTGCTTTTTGGACAGTGGAATGCATCTTGCATAAACTTGGGGAATGTGTCATTTACAGTTTCTCCTATGGTATCGTAAAGTTCAACTACACTTTCTCTTGTCCAAGGCAAGGTGCCCTTGTCAATTTCTTTCTTTAGTGTTGTATATGCTGAAAAATAACAGGAATCTGTGTCACCGTAGATAATTGCTTTACCTACGTGATTGTTCTCACCTGTAATAATTTCATTTACTTTACCAGCCATATGTTGTGCAATAGCACGGCCTGTCAGTGTAGTTGATTGTCCAATGCGGTTATCAAAGAAACGGCAACCAGCATTAAGGATAGCGCCATACAGACTGTTCAAGTTAATCTTCTTGACTAGCTGTCGCTTGTCCCAGTACTCTTCTTCGATCTTGTTACCTGCCTTAATACATTCCTTTAGCTTGGCCTGCATTTCTTTACGTTCAGCATACCAACGCTTTAACAGTCCAGGTATGATGCCTTCTTTCTCGTAGGTAAAGCAATTATCTACGGTGACACAGATTCCTGTTATTTTTCAGGATATACAACACTAAAGAAAGAAATTGACAAGGGCACCTTGCCTTGGACAAGAGAAAGTGTAGTTGAATCTTGGCGCAACTGTCCAACAATAGTTTCTGGACCCATGTTCAATGCACGAATAGCTGAAGGATACAGTGAGTTAATATCTAATGATCCAATCCATTCATGAATACCTTTTTTAGGAAACGCAACATAAGCACCTGCAGCCTGATTGCTGAATCCGTCTTCTCGAGATATACGATTAGGAACAATAAATCCACGCTTATGTGCTTCGTTAATAATGGCCTGTTCAGTTACAGCTACAGCACCCATTGTGGTCTGTAGTAATACAGTACACTCGTGTGCTAGAGTGTTGGCAAGATCCAGAAACTTTAATTTCTTATCTAACTTTTCAAGAAGCATACAGTCTTGAATGTTATATTCAATGAATGTTCGGAAATCATTGTTGTACAATTGATCCAGTGTGCCTTCATACTGTGTCTTATGTTCACCTAGTTCATACTCAGCAATAGCGTCGAGGCGATAGGTATGACGTTCTTCATAGGTGTACTTGCGATACAGTTCAAGACTGTCTAAGTGTACACGCCCGTGAAAGTCATAGGTAACTGCCTGCTTCCCATACTTTTCATATTCTCGCTTTTTAGGAAACTGATCCCACAAGCAAAATCTGCGAGTGTCCTCTTTGCTAAGAACCTTAGTCACTCGATTTACTGTGTAAGGAATATCGAATCCTTCTGAATTCCAACCACTTAGTACATCTGCATCTTGTATTAGATCTAAAAACGCATCAAGCATATCTGCTTCGTTGTCGTATAATATTGTGTTGGGAATTGTTTCAATTTGTTTTTTAGCTTCTGCCATAGACAGCGTCTTAGGCGGTATAGCTAAACAGACCATAGTCTGCATCCATTGCAGGTAGACAGCAATCGCAGTAATTGGCATAAATGCATCTTCTGGCGAAGCATAGCCACGTTCTGGATCAAAGTCTACCTCAATGTCGAAAAATGCTACATTTAGTTTTGGAGCGTCAACATTTAGATAGTTGTCTTCAAGACAGCGATAAATGGGATTGATGTCGCTTTCAAAAAGTTTTTTGTTTGAATGGATTGCAAGTTCTTTGCGATGTTCTTTGACATTTTTAGAACTGACCCTTGATAACGGTTGTCCAAAAATACTTGTGAATTTACCCTTGGCATCGGGGTAATAAAAAATATGTCTAGCAGGATATTCTTTGTAATGTCGTTCGCCTTTATCATTGCGTTCAACAACATTGATGACATCCTGCTCTCTATTATAGAAAGCGTCTACGTAACTCAAATTTTTCTCCTATGCAATTTACGGCTTGCAAATACCAATGTGCGGTTTATGGCCACGCCTACCTTCTTACTTTATTTAATTAATTAGCATTCTTGCTAGACCGATACTATCTATCGTGGTTAGCAGAATGTAGTTAGCCAGCATGCCAAAAGATTTCCTTGTATAACTAGCCCAAGCATACATAGCACAGCCAAGGATCCACACAGGGTAAAGAGCAAGTAGCGGAGGTGTGGGTACGGTAAGTGCCATAGTAATTGAACAGCCAATACTGATAGCTCATTCCATTCTTGTTCGTGATCTTTCCAGTTATCTTTGTGCGCAATCTTAATAGCTTTGTTAATAACGCTAGGTTTGATTTGTAGTTCTTCTGCAACTGCTTTAACTGTTTCTTTAAGACCTTCTTGGAGATCTTCTAGTTCACGAAGCACATTAGATCCTTCGTTGATTAATCTTTCTAGTTTTGCTTTTTCTTCTGGGCCGTACATTCTGGTTGACATAATAATCTCTCCTATAGAACTATTATATAGTCATAAAAAAAGCCAGTCAACCTATGACTGGCTTTTGTTTACCAAACGGTAAATCTATTTAACTAGAACCGTCTCGGTCCATTCCAATTTGAGACAAGAACATAATACCTAGTACTCCTGGAATAATTAACCAAGCCGGGCCACCGAATATTCCTGCGATTGTTGCGGCTGCGCCTCCTAGTATTCCTGTTAAACTTGAAAGTTTTTCACCTAGTGTAGCACTCGGTGCCCAAGCATCAATGCCACCTAATGTTCCTCGGCCACTCTTTGGATCTTTTTTCTTTTGGCCGAAGAAGTCACCTACTGTGCCTTCTTCGATAGATTCTGCAGCAGTTTCTGGTTTAGCACCTAGTGCCTTTGCCACTGCTTTGATATTTGCTAATGTAAAATCGCTTTTATCTACACGATCCTTGCCTAAAACTTGTTTAGCAGCATCTGCCATT